ACATTTTTAAAATACCGCTAATAAAATCACTCACTTTAATATCGGGTGCATTATAAGATAAATTTGATGTTGTGCTTAAATTGTTTTGTAAGTTAGTAGAGTTAAACCAACCTAATCCCTGAACATACCACTCGTACTCTGTATCAATATCTATAATTGAATCAGCATAGACATAACAAGTGTATTTACCTGGTGCTTGACCTACAAAGAAACCTCCTACACCTTGACCTTCAAAAGTCTGCTGAAACACACCATCTCTATAAACATCAATGTAATAAGTAACACCTGAAGAACTAACATTAGTAACAAGTAAAGTTAAGTTAGCTACTAAGTTACCTATGAATGCAGTTACTTCTGCTTCATCTGTTGATATATTATAGTATTGACTATTACCTGAAGTAATACCTACTAATTGCTTATCTGTATATGCTTTGTTTGTCTTGTTAGGTTTATACCATAAAAACAAGTCATTAAAACGTGCATCTGTTAAGAATAAACCCGTGAAGTTAATACCATACTTTAACTCTATTAAATCAAATATTTTAGGTACTTTTAAAGCAGGATATAATTCCGTATAATTAATAGCACCACCAGTAACTGATATATCCGTACTTGTTGAATCTCCATAACTCCATAACCTATCAGAACTAATTAAAGGGTAACGCACATCATAATCTGTTGCATCATCTGTTATTCTATCTTCTACTTCAGCACCTGTATAATCAAAGTCTACAGTTGTATAATCTAAGTCTGCTAGTTTATCATCTCCAAATGTGTCTTTTAAGTTTATGATAGTTCCGTAGAATGTAATAGTGTAGCTTTCTACTTTGCCATTTTTAAGATTAGATTTCTCTAGTTGAATCTTACCATTCCTGAAGAACTTTCTATTTATCTCTATGTATGCGGGTCTTCTTAATCTAGGGTCGTATACTGCTGTGTCTATTTCAACAGCATTTTCATAAAAGTGCCTAAAAATCGCATTATTAGTTTTAGATGCTGGTACTGTAAAAGATTGTGTAAACTCTGTAAATACCTTAGATATATCTTTAACATTCTGAACTGATAAATTAATGTTAATTGTTTCATCTTGGAATAGTTCCAACTCGTTATAGTTTCCACTTTCTCTAGTATCTTCAATATATATCTGTACTTGTCGCATTATCCTACGTTGTTAATTATGTAATGATTGTATGTGAACTCCATTTCGTAGTTAATCATTTTAGTATTTATATGCTTATACTCTTCTACACTTTTAGTGTTTAACTTAGCAGGATAACCATTCACTAATATCTTCTCACTTAATAATAGCTGTTTAACTGTATCGCTAAAACTTTCCTCAACCCAATCTGTATTTACTTTGATCCTACTTTTACCATTAATGTTAAACTCTGACATTTGACCTTGAGCGATATTGTAAGAAGTAATTGAACTTTGTAACCTCTTATGTTCTTTAGCTTCAACATCGTTGTATTCGTAAGATGCTCCAAAACACCAAAACCTCTCAAAGTTGCCGTACTTATTTACAAAGTCTATCTTAACAGGTGTATGTTTACATTGTGTAACTGGTACACTTGTATAAGTTCCTAAAACATTTAATGATGCATCTTTAATCTCTAACTTAACACTATCACCGTAATAGTTTTTATATACTAATGGGATTTGAGCTAACGGTGCTGATATAGGTTCACTATAAGTTGCTGCTGTATCTAAATTAGTGTAATAAGCTGTCAAAGTCAAAGCATCAGGAATTACTCTAACACTAGACATGGCTCTTGAACTATCAGATAAACCTAAAACACCTTGACCATCATCGTAGTAGTAGTATGTGCCACTTTCTAAATGTATATCTCCATAGTCATAATTACTACCATCTGCATAAAAAGTATAACCTGCAAAACCATAATAATCTGTTGAATCTATTAAAGTCATTCCTGAACCTGTATCAGCATGTCTTTTTATTCTTACTTTTACATAGTTGTTAGTTGGTGTATTACCATACGCGACAGGAATAGAAGTTGTAATATTACTATCAAAATTAATAAACTCTAATATGTATGGGCTTACATCGTACCATGTAGCAGGTTCGTTACTACTTGGAATTAACTTTTGTAGTGTATAACTAGGGCTTGATGGAAAAGTACTTCCATTAACAAGATATATTTCTACTTTCGTTTCTGTTTGTCCTGTTTCATCTATTTCTATAATGTAGGGACTTCTTGCAAATATGTTTATCATTGTTCTTTAAAATAAGTGTTCTCTAATGTTATTCCGTATGCTTCAATTATTTCATCAGGTAATCTATCAAATGCTTTTTCAAATGGCTTTGTAAAGAACATACTTGCTCTAATACCTTTATTAAATATTGAACGTGCTATTGCAAATTTTAAACTATTTCTATCTATAAACTGTCCTTGTTTATTTCTTGGTGCAATTCCTTTTCTTACTACCCATTTATCAAAGTGCTTCGGACTTGGTTTTAAATCTCTATAAGTAAACTTTGTACCACTACTTTCAGGATATATACTTTTAGCACCTTTAACACCCAAATCTTGAAACACACCATAATCTAACATTTCAAAATACAAGCTGATAGAATTTGGATTAACCTTAGAAACTCCATCAATAGATTTATACAAAGCCTTAGAAGAATTCTTTTTCATTTTAGTTAAGTTGCTTCTACTTTGTTGTATTACATACTTTCTGAACTTATCAATAGCTTCCTGTACTTCTTTACTGTCTAACATTTTGTCATTGTGTTAGGTACTATTATATCAATCGTCATTGTCCAACCTGCAACTTTATCCTCAAATCTATCCGTAAAAGGCTCAATACTTACTGAACTTCCTAAAGTGTAATGTGAACTAAATAAATCACCTCTCCTTAACTTTTCGTATAACCTTATTTGAACTGATAACATACTATTTAATACATCATCTTCATTATCATTCCCTATGAATTTATCAGTAGTTTCATCTTTAGAAATATCTACTATGTCCATACAAATAATCGAAACGTTATACACTAAACTAGAAGCATCAGGTGTACAGTTGTTAACTATTAAATGTGCTAAAGCGTATTCTTGCTTTTTCCAGTTGGCAATGTCATCTAAACCTCCCTTAGATACTTTATTAATTAAAGGATCGTTTTCTAGTTCCGTTCTTAGTGTTGTTGTTATGTCGTAGTAATTTGTCATCTTCTATTCATTTGTTCCTTTTCAGCTTCTGCTTTATCTTTTTCGTAGTTCAATAATGTTAAACATTTGTGAGCCTGTTGTCTAGTAACCTCGTCAAATCTGGTAACATCTCCTTTAGCAAGTTGATAGATTGCATGATACCATCCCCATTTTGCACCGAATTGTGCTTTGAATGAATAGTCATCTCCTTTACTTTCTGCTCCAAATACATCGGGATAGCTTTTAGTAAATCGTTCACTAAATGATAAAAAAAAAGCATTGCACCGAATACTACATCTAAAGGTAAACGTTTCATTTCCTCCATCACTAACTCATCTGCTTTGTAATCTTCAATCTCGTAAAGTTGTTTATACTTAGCTTTAATTGGTCTATACAGTACACCCATAGCAATGTGTAGTTTCTGAATGTCGTTAATACTATTTGATACATCTATTAACTCTCCTAAACTAATATCATCTAAGTTAGGTATAAATCCGTATTCCTTACCGTTAAAGTTTATTATACGCTTTAATTCAGGTTTTACATCAAATACACTTTTAAAGTGGTGCATTATCTCTGTCACATCTTTGTAAGCTATGTTTAACGTGTTCTTTAAATCTATGTCACAAAATATCTCGATAGTCTTTTGACTAATAAATAATTCATCATTTGAGTTATCCACTACGTTCATGTAACGTTGGTACTGATGTAGCTTTATCTCGCTTAATGAATCAGGAATATTTATTTTAACTTGCATATTATATTAACCTTAATTATTGTTTTTTGTAGTACTGAAGTGCTTGATTATATAATTCATTTAGCAATACGAATTGCTGTCTTATTTGCGTACGGTGTGAAGTCATAAATAAACGTTCATCAAATATTATCTTACCTCTATATCCTTTTTTATCTCTTAGGTACGATTCGCATAATGCTATCATTTGCCTTATATCTACTTGCTCTACCATATACTATACTTTCCTTTGTTTGGATTAGATAATTGATAGGCTACTGCATATCTAAGTGCGTCCAGTCCATGATTCCATTTATCGATGGGCGTTTCACTCTTACGCTCCAACCAACAGTAATTGTTAAGTTCTTTTATTAAATCGGTACTATCTTCATCAATTATCATATCGTAATCCTGAAGTAAAGCTATACCATACTTTACACTATCAGCACCCTTAATAGTTGGTACTACATTCAATTTCTTTGCTTTTAGTTCTGCTATTAAACGTGGCTCTGCATTATCCGCTACTATCAATCTATCTTGAGCAAATCTGTAGTTTAATTGTGCTATCTCTGAAGTTGTTAAACCTGCCTTGTAAACGTGCAACCTTACATATATTTCTTTCTTATCTTTATTAATATATGTTTCAACGAGTGAAGTCGGGTCCTGACTAAATCCAAAATCTTGTCCGAATATTGTATCATTTGTGTTTGGAAATTTTCCTACTGTCCAATTAGTAAAGATGACCCCTTGTGCTCTGTTTAACCAACCTCCGAGGATTGCGTGTTTATACTTTTCAGGTCTACGTTTCTTTGTTTCTTCTACTTGCTTTAAAAAAGATTCACTTAGATTATCTTTGTTATCTAAATATGTAGTGTGTATGTAGGTAGTATCTCCTTTAGTTGTGTTACTTCCTGCATCAACTCCTTTTGCTTCAAAGAACTTCTGATAAATGAAATGCTCTTTAGTTGCAGGATTCAGAACAAGTATAACTCTATTTTGTTTATTCTTTGCCCTTATTGATAGATCTATCTTATCAAATACATCTTCATCTACTAACTCTTCAGCTTCATCTAATATCCAACAAGTAACACCTGCTAATGATTTTAAAGATGCAGTTTGAGTTCCTGAACTTGTCTTAATACCTTTGAAGATTATCTTACTACCAGTCTTTAGATTTATTATTTCATCTTTAGTAATATGAAAGTCTGACTCATTTCCTAATAGTTCTAACTTCTCTAAAAACTCAGGAATAATTGAAACGTGAGCAGATGTTAATGTATAACGTGTAAATAGTATAACCTCGTTAGATTCGTAAGTTAAACCTAATAAAAACAT